ATGCAAATTGGGTTCATTGTGCTTGGCTAAATTTGTTCAAATATACGGCAGAATCTTTAAAACAAGGCGATGCAATCTTTATGTAGGCTTCTTTTTTGCCCAGCAATCCGTTCCAAAGTTTCGCACCAAACCATTTGCCGGGCCGCTGCCAATAGCCAACAACGCTCAAATCGTAGTCGGTTGTTAGCGTTACCTTGGCCGCTGAATCGGGGTGCAATAATGCGGTCAGCTTTATGCAGTTGGTGTCAATTGTGAAGGATTGAATCGGGCATGGCAGAAGGTCGATATGCCAGCGTTCAACATCAACTTCAAAGGTGTCGGTCTTTGTTCGCCATTTGGTGCGATACACGAACTCAACCTTGCCGCTTTTCATTTTAAGGCTATCCAGCAGACGTTTGTTCTCAGCGGCTAATTGCTCAACCGTCAAGTCCAAACGCCTTGCTGTGCTTCCCGTTGTTTGCTGGATTGCCTCATAATTGCTTTTGTGCCGCTCGGCCTCGGCTTTGTGGTTGCAGGATTGCTTGCCCAATATAAATGCGGCAGCAATTGCGATAAGCCCGTAATGCCTTGATATGAAGCCAAGCCAGTTCATCGAACCTTGCGGTTGTCAATGCGAAAGTTTTCAACGCTGAAATCGCCATCTTCATCAATCTCAACAATCGCAGCCCCGTGATTCCATTTCGTGTATGCGAATGGGCGGTATGCTGGTTGCAAGTCGCAAAGGCAACCCGTAGAAAAGCAAGCAACTCCTTTGCTGTTCAGGTCGCTTTCATGATGCTCCGATGTTTGGTGGTTGTGGCCAGCCAATACAGATGCCTTACCCCGCAGAAACAATCCCCGTGCTGGGTTTACAGGGCTGAATATGCTATCCCCAAATTCGTGGCCATGCAATACGCTTAGCTTGCCGAACTTGGCGTGTTGGCGGCTGTCGATTAACTCAATATCAAGTTCATCAAGTCCAAGGGCGGCCTTTAGTTGAAGCCCGGGCAGGGTAATCAACTCAGGTGCGTTTTGAAGTATGTACCTATCCCAGCGGTCTTCGTGGTTGCCCAGCTTGTAGAAAACAGGCAGCCCAAGGCTCACAAGCCCAGCCAAGAAGTCGCGAACCATTTGCACCTCAACGGGTGCCGACATCAACGCTGGGTCTTTTTCCCATCGGCTAATCTTAGCGAAGTCAATCACATCGCCGTTTAGGTATATCGCATCAACCCCGTTTTTGAACCCGTAGTCGATAGCCGTTTCGATTGCTGGCAGTTCGTGGTACGGGAAGTGAAGGTCGGACAAAACCAAGGGCTTGCGTATGTTGTTCGGCAGATGCCATACCTCTTTGCTGGTCTTTTCCCCTCGGCCAATAAACGCTTGCATGTATTCGCTGGGCTTCATTTGCTCAGGGTTGTATAGGCTTTCCCGTAACGAACCACTGATTGTTGCATGAGCTTTAAGCTTTTCGCCTACCGCACCTGTTCGGTAGCGGATTGAACATCGCACCCTATCAACCTCTTTGTTCGTTTGCTCAAATGCACCTGGGTTTTCCATTACAATTTTACGTGCTAATGTGCGTTTGAAGAAGCCCGGTTCTTGCGTATCAACGTAGCTGTCAATGATTTTTACTTGTTGTTCAGTCATAAGTTCCCCAATTGTTTGCATGAAAGTAAGTGTTTCCCAACACCTAAAAGGTTTTTTAACATTTCTTAACGGATGCCCACCAAGCCCCCGCATCAAAACATGGGCAGGCTTTGTTGACATTAGGAAAGTCCCGATGCCCTAATACCTTAGCGTTTGGGAACTTGTCGGTTAGCTTGGTAACCAGTTCGGCCATTGCTTGCTTCTGTTCTTTGGTACGGTTGTCGGTAGGCTTACCCTTGGCATCAATGCCGCCGATGTAGCTGATATGAATGCTATCGTGGTTATGGCCCTTTACTCCGTTGGTGGTCTTTTCAATTGGCCAGTTATCAACTACCTTGCCATCGCGTTCAATGATGAAATGGTAGCCGGGCGAACGCCAGTTTAACACCTTTTTATGATAGCGGTTAATGCTGTCAGCCGTGGCCGTTATGTTGCTGGCCGTGGTGTGCAAAACGATGTGGTTAATTGGTCGCATCTTCAAATGGGTTTACTGGTGTCGGGGCAACCCAAGGAATCAAAGGCAAATCCTTTACCCACATAAATTCTTCGTTGGTGGTTTGGTCAATCTCCTCAACCGAAATCACCCAGTTATGCGGCTCGTTGCCATCTTGAATTGGGTTGTAGTAGCTGTCAGGGGCGAATAGCTGCCCCACCAAACTATCCTTTTGCGTTTCGGTTAAGCGGCCAACAAACTCGGTTTCTTGGCCTTGCGGTATTTCGGTGCGGGTTATCATACTTGGCGGCCTAATGTGGTTTGAAATGCCTGTACGGCGGTGTAATAGTTGGCAGCTTCGGTTGTTGTTAGCTTTGTGCCGCCCATTGATGCAAATGCACATTGTTTGTTACTAAACTGTCCAGCAGTTCCAGCTCCATTTGAGCCTCCAATGTATAGTGAAAACCCGCTTATCAGGTTATTTGGTATTGCAATTGACCCTATTTGTGAAGAATTTCTAAATAAAATTTGATTTGTTAAATCAGTAAATGCTTGAAAAAAACCTCGGCTATCTGAATTTGAAACAAAAAGATTGTATGCACCATTTGCATAAAAAGACTGGTTAGTGTTAAATCTTACCAATAGACCATAAGGCCTTATATTATTACCCGAATTGTTCGCAGAAAAAATTTCATAAGGATTGCCAAGATTTGATTGGGTTCTTGAATAAAATGACATTGAATTTTGCAATGAATCACATTCAGCATTTGGAACATAGAAGGTGTCCGCATACGCATTTGTGCCGTTGCCCTGAATCCCGTTTGCAGAATGCGTCCAGCCGCCTGAAAATACAAGCCGAAACGCTGCGTTTGTGTCAACTGGATTTTTAAGGTTGAATTTATGAGTTGATGCCGTGCCCCCAACAAATGGGTAAATGGCTTTTAGTTTAGTCCAAATGCCGAAACTTTTGAGCGAAATAACCAAATTGTTTATTGCCGATGTTATTGTGCCGTCGGTAATGCCAGCCGCAGCCAAAAAAGCAACTGCATCAGGGTCAATGCTTATCCCCCCAGCCATCATTTGTAACCTCAACCTTCTCATTAAACCGCTGGTGTTATGATGTACCCTACATTTGTGCCGCCCATCCAAAAGAAAACAATCAGGTTTACTTTGGTTAGGTCATAGTCAATCGGCCCGAACTTTATTGCCGTGCCGCCTGTTACAACAATTGTCGGTGCAACGGTGTCATCGTGGTAAACTATTTGGTCAATGCCTCGCACCGCATTGGTCAAGCTAACTGCTATATTGCCCGTTGCTGGTGCTGCATAAGTCCCGTATTCTTGCGGCGTAACCAGCGTTATGGCTGTGCCCGTGGTGGTGGCAACCGTGTTTTGCTTGCCAGCAAGCCCTGTATCAACATAACCTTTAGTGGCGGCATCTGCGGTATTTGTTGGGGTAGTTAGGTTTGTTAATCCCTGTGAACCCATATTAATTGCACCACTCATAGTGCCGCCTGACAAACTTAATTTGCCGCCTAATGATGAATCAACGTAGCTTTTGGTAGTCGCATCGCTGTTATTTGTTGGCGTGCCAAGGTTAGTAAGGCTTTGTGCCCCCATGTTCAATGCCCCTGTCATTGTGCCGCCTGATTTGTCAAGTTTCAAGGCATCGGCGGTGTCAACGTATGTTTTGGTTGCCGCATCGGCGGGGCCAAACGGCGTACCCAAGTTTTCAATTTGGTTGTTACCCATATCCAAATCGCCAGTCATGGTATCGCCAGTCTTTTGAACTGCCGTGCCTACTTGCGAAAGGGCATTGTTTGCGGTGTTTGCCGCAGCGTTTGCCGTTGCCGTTGCGGCGTTGGCAGTTGAAGCCGCAGCGTTTGCAACCGCCAAGGTCGAAGCCATTAGTAGCTGCTTGGTTGTTTTGCGGCTGGTTGTGCCCTGAACAACGTACAACAAGTCAGCATCGTTGCTGGTTGTTGCCGCTGGTAGTTGTGTAACCTTTTGGTTTGCCATTATAGTATAATTTTATCGTTCGATTCAGTTAATAAGAAGTCGCCGCTTTCAAGCAGCAAGAAGTCAAGGTCGGCCGGGCAAGATGCACCAACAATGCAGCTAAGGTCGCCCGTAATGGTCAAGTTAACCTCCAGCATCGCAGCGGCCATGTCCAAGGGTAGCCGAAGGTCGATATTGTCAAACACGCCGCTTAGGGTTTCAGCCCCGTACTCCCGATTGGTTACAACCGTTTTGATGCGGTCGAGGCCGAGGGTAGCCCGAAGGCTGGGGATATTGTCAACGCTTACCGCCTTTTGAAGGGCAAGCAAAATGTACTGTTCAAGGTATTGCGTATCGTTCTGCCACGTGGTTCGCGTACCTATCCAATGAAACTTTAAAGGTATGGTAATTTGCACCCGTTCTTTGTTGGCACGTACGCGGTCAAGCAGTTCGATATCTTCGGCCCCGTTCTTTAGCCAAAAGGACATGCCCGTACGCCAATCAAACCTTGTAATGTAGTCAAGGTTGCCGTTGCCATCGTAAACCACGGGGAAGGTGCGAAGGTTGCCGTCTTTGCCCGTTTCTTCTATAAGTTGGCACAAAGGCCGAGTTACTGCCGAAATATTGGGCAGTCGGGCGTTCAAATACGATAGAATGTCGCTTATCATTTAAACAAATCTACGACTATTTGCTGGGCCCTTTCGGTAAATTCTTTGCGTTCAGCGTCCGAAAACTTAAAAGCATCGCCATATTTGTCCAAAAGCCCATCAACTTTACCTTTTGGGTTGCCAGCGTTGTAGGTCATGCCTGTCGCTATAACGAACCCTGTGTTGCTAATTTTCAGTTCAGGGTTGACAATGGACTGCAAATACATTTGGCTGAACAACCGAAACAATACCATCTTGCCTCGGCCTAATTTACGTTTGAACTCACGATAGCCGCCCTCATAAAACTTTGCCGTTGATGCCGTTGGCGTTTGGTTTTTGCCAATGCTTATCGGATTGGTTGAATAGTCGGGCTTAATCGGCCCGCCGCCAGCGTCCAGCCCCTCGGCAAATACCCGTTTGAACTGCATGCGGCCAACACTTGAAGACAAGCCGACAAACCGTTTGCCGTTGATTGCCCGCTCGGCCTTGTTCAGCTTTGCGATGTATTCTTTGGTAGTCATTTGCCTGTGATACGTTTGATTTCGGCATCCACGACAGTCATTAGTTCGTGGCGGCTGCAACTCTCAACACCGTCTCGATGTTTAATGCCGTACTCAAGTTTGTCGCTGCCGTTGTAACATACGGTTAAGCAAATCAACGGCACTTCGGGTTCTAAGCGGTGAAAAGTCAAATCGCCCGGCCATATGTCGTTAATCTCGAATAGTTGTTTAGCGTGATCTTGCATGGTTAAAGTTTTATTTTGCCAAAGAATGGTTTGTCGCTAACTGATTTGTTGCCTCGGCACGACCAAAGTTCACGTGCCCAATAGTTCGCACTACCCTTGCCGCTACCTTCGATGCCAGCCGACCTTGCACAATAACTATCCCCAGCCGATGTGCCGGGCTTAATTCGGTAGCCGCTGGCCCCAAAATGTACGGGCGGGTTATCGCCGCATTGGGCTTTGTACTTTTTGCCCTTGTTGTCCGATGGGCCAATGTTGCAACCTTTGTATTCTGCCATGTGTTAAAAATATGCAATTGATTTTAAAGTGCATGCTTTTTTTTTATTGTCATTAAAGGCACAAACACCCCACGTTTTGCCCCTTTTATAACCACTTACCTAAAAATGAACTGCCGATTGTTGGCATGCAAATCGTACCGCAAGCAGTCCAAGGCATCGGCACGTTTGTCAACCTTGGTTCGGCTGCCTTTGTCAACACCGCCATCAGGTAGGGCTTTCACAAACTCACAATCCCTGATAAGCACCTTGCATTTCGGGTTGATTAACACCTCATCGTAGTTTGAAAAGATACTGTTGCATAGCCGCCTTGATTCTTGATGCGGTGGGTTCGACCTCGGAACCAGTAAATTGTTTGGCGATACCCTCATGCGGTCCACAATCTCGGACCACATGTTTTGCCCGACCTTGGCAATGACCGACTGGGCACGGCCCGAAGCATCGCCCGTAACAAAGTACAATCGGTTCTGCACCTGTGCTGGGGTTCGCCTGAAGATTTCTTCAACCATCGCCTCAATAAACGTCTTGCCCTGAATGTGGTCTGCCGTTAACGCAATCTCATCAAAGTAGTGAATGTACTGTTTGCCGTCTTGATGCCGCCCCCTGTGTGCTAATATGGCCGTAAACGGGTTGTTGTTGAAGTCAATCGAAACGTACACGGGTATGGTAATATCGTATGCCGCCTTGCTGCCCACGTGCTTTTGCCTGTCGAATGAATACAGCCAATTCAGCCCCGACATCGTAACCCGGTTGGCCAGCACCTCCCGTTTGAAGGTCAGGCTATCGTAGGTCTTTTCAAGCTGCTCGATGTAGCCTTCAGGTAGGTTCGCACTATTGTCATACGTTGTGCCAATGGTATGTGCTATCTGCTTCTCGCCCCATATCAATTCATCGATATCAGGGTTGTCCATGGGCGGTGTCATTGTCCACAGCGTTCGTGGGAACTTGGCTCCTGACATACGGCCCATGACAATGTTCAGGCTGTCAATCGCCGCATCTTGCACCTCATCGCCCCAGCACCAACCAAGTTCAATGCCTCGTATCATTGTTTCGATGCTGAAGGTGATGACCTGTGCCCCGTTCATAAATGACCAAACGCCGTTGTGCTTTTCAAACTTTGACTTATAACCGAAGTAGCGTTCAGGGTCTTTGTTGGCCACGTAATGTTCGCCCTTGAATAGCCCGTAGGCGTCAAGTACGCCAATGAACTCGGATAGCGTGGCGGTGTTCAACTGGCTTACGGTGTTGCTGAAGATGCCCCCTTTAATTTCGGGCTGATGAATGATGTTGTGTAGTGCCCAATGTGCCCCCGTTATGGTCTTGCCTGAACGAATGCCACCGACATAAGCATACAGCCGTTCGGTTTCGCTGGCGGTTAATGTTTGATGCTGCTTCGGGTTAAGATTATACCTCTTCATCGTTTTTCACGATGTTGAAAGTAAAGTTACTCGGCCATTTCACGTTGTCCCGCTTTTCTTCATGCGGCCTGTTATATCCCCTTGACTTGCCTTTGCTGTTTAGGTAGAAAATTATCGCAACGGTATCGCCCTTGTTGATGCGGTCAATTAGCTTGTTTTCGACAAAGTCAAGTTGAACCTCCATGATTTCATCAACCTTGGCCTTGTATTCTTCATCCAGCTTTACCCATTCGTAATGCGTTACCCTTGCAACACCTACCGCCTTGCATGCCGTTGTAACTATGCCCAATGATTTTTCAAGGGCTTCAAGCATCAGCTTTTTTTTAGCGTTCGTATTGTTCGCCATAGTTTTATTTCATTGAAACATTAAACCCTCGGCTTTTCAGTTCATCGAAAAGGTCTTCCAAGGTTATCATATCGGCCTCGACTATCAGGCTGTTTGCGTCTTGTTCTTCGGGTTCATCGTTTGGCAGTTCGGTATCAAACCCCGGTATCTCCAAGCCCCACCTTGTCAGTTCTTCTGCATCCCATTCGTTTGCCAACTGCTCCCAGTTCCAATCGCCAAACCCCACATTGTCTTTGATAACAAATTCATCCTTTTGTGCATCGGTCAAACCTTCGGCAACTACAATGGGAACCTCCTTCCATTTCAATTCTTGCATGGCCTTTAGCCGCATATTGCCGCCCAGTACGGTCATGTTTTCATCGACCACTAAAGGGCGAAGAGTAGCCATTTCAGGAAACTCCACAAGCGAGGCCACCAGCTTTTTGAATTTCTCATCCCGAATAAATCTTGGGTTGCGGCTATTTCCCTTAACCGAACCTATTTTGACAAGTTTAACCATTTTGAATTGTTTGCTGAATCAAAAGTACAAATTGTTCTACGGTTCTCACAATGTGGTATTCGCCTCCATGCATCATTGCCATCTTTTGCCATTCTTTTTGCCCTTCGCTTTGCGTGCCCTTGGCGGTCTTTAGTTCAATGCCGTGTAGCTTGCCTTTGTAAAAAAACAAAAGGTCGGGTACGCCAGCAATAACGCCCATGCCTTTTAACACGCCCCCGTTTCGTTTGTCAATCGCTCGGCCATTGGTATGCCAAAGGTTGCAATAAAGGTCGGGAAACGCAGCCCTAAAGTATTTGACGCAAGCCAATTGCAAAAGATGTTCAACGCTTTTCGGCATAATGCTTTGTTAGTTTTTCAAGCCGCAGCCAGTAAGGTA